TCATCAACCTTATCTTTAGGTATTGATGCAGAATAAAACTGCTGTACTGTAACCTTGGTTCCATCAGTCAACTTAATCTCTGATAGGCCTGACTCAGCTAGTGCTTCAGGTATATCTACCTCACTCACTTGCTTAAGTTGTGCCTTAACTTTTTTAAGCTCTTCCTCTTGCTGCTTGATTTTATTCTCAAGCTCGCGTTGAGTATTAGCTAGGATACTGACCTGTTTAAGGTCTTGATCATCAACATCTATCATACGCTTCCTCCATGTATATCTACTTTGATTACAAAATAACGGTGCTCTTGCCTATCCCATTTCAGTAATTGCATACGTCCACGGTTCTGTTCTGTAGCTATTGCACCAGCCATAGCTATAGCAGCAGGATCACCCATCAATAGCAGATAATCGCTGTCAGTAAAGTCTTTCAGTCCGGTTCTTAACCTACGTACTGTTGGACTACTACTAAAAGCAACGTTACCTGGAGGCAGCAAGACATTAATGTCTCCATACTCCTGTGCAGGTAGCAGGTTACGACCTTGCGACTCTTGCACAACATAAACTTTGCTATTCATATAGCTCTCCTTTCTAATATTGATCTTATTATATTATTGGCAATTTGTACATTACACATAGACTTTTTCCGAAATCAAAGACCAATCCCATGGTTTCAAAAATTTTCGGTGAGAGATATTTGCAATCGGAATTTTTACGCTGCCATCTTTATTAGCAACGGCTGTGTCAATTACCGCCATAATTTTTCTTGCGTCAGCTAGACATATTTCATCTTGCTTACGCCACAATATTTTTACTGCCCCACCCTCTTGCAAGCAGCGCTTGGCAAAGAAAGCTAGCTGACTAGATCTAAAATGTAGCCAGTTACCTTTAGCTAATTTAAGCTCTACCCATGTTTCAAAACATTCATGACAGGCATGCACGTCAGGTGTACCTGATCCTGCTGTATTCTCTACTCGGATCAGGTGACCTTTAACATTCTTCTTGACGAGCTGCCATAGTGCAGCCTCAGTTGACATCTTCAAATCCTAACCCTGCATTATACACGTCGGTATAGACTTTATATTCTTTAGCATCTACACCTGATTGCAGCAGATGACCTTTGAAGTTGTCATACTCCATCTTGCCAATATAGTCGTACATGTACTGTGCAAACTCTGTTTTGAGTATGTGTACACGATACTGGTAATCAGCATCTTTCTTTTCTATTACTTTGTGATTCCAAAAATGTAACAAGGACATCTTATTACGGGCTCTCACAAAAACTTTTTTATCGTTGTCACGGTCTGCAACAACTGATACGTGACCTTGATCTGTATATAACCACATACCATTCTCCTTTCTATTTTATATCACCCCATGTGGGGCCTAATTCTACGTCGACCTTGAGTGGTAACTTAAGGTCTACGCAATTCTCCATTATATCACGGTATTTGTTCGCTTGTACACTGTCTGAGACGGAAAAATCAAGTTCATCATGTACCGTAATGTGTGCAACTACGCCTTCATCATATAAGTCTAGCATAGCTTTCTTTGTCATGTCCGCACTGCTGCCTTGTATCAAAGCATTGAGAGCTTTATGGGTAAACGACCGACGTAACGGTCTGCCTTGCCATACTTCCATTGCAGCTTCCCTGTTCAGTGGTGTCTCTCTATTTGGCCATGTGTTTCTACTATCAGCTGGTTCAAACATATTAAAATGTCTGTGCCTGCCTAATAAAGTCTTTATATATCCCTTGCTGTTGGCTGCACGCGTACACTCATGAGCTAACTGACGCACAAATGGTACACGACTATGATACTGCTCAAAGATAGGCTTGGCTTCAAACTGCTGCATACCTAATTCAGTACTTAGCTTGTATATACCCATGCCGTAGAACATACCAAGGTTAATAGTCTTTGCTTGCTTACGCTCGATGCCTGCCATGTCAGCTACAATCTGATGGAAGTCAGTATCAGGATCGTCGTTGTATTGATCAACTGCTTCTTGTGCACCTTTCAAGCCACGCAAGGCAGCATAATGCATCAAGACTCTAGGTTCCTGTTGGCTGTAGTCGAGGCAAGCCCATTGCTGACCTTCGTCAGGCAAGAATAAACCACGTATCAATGGCCCCCAGTATGGATCACGCGCAGGTATCTGCTGCAAGTTAGGACTTGACGAGCTAAACCTACCAGTACGAGTACCATCACTGTCTTTACGCAAGGCATGGAACTGTGCGTGTATCCTACCATTGTGTTGCTGCTTGAGACATATACCTTCAATGAAGTCACGTCTCATCTTATTTAATTTACGCCACTCAGCTACCTTCTTAGCAAACTCGTGCTCATGTACGTTAAGCCAGTCACTAGTAAAAGATGGGTTGCCTTTCTGTGTACGCGGATACCATATATTTAATTTATCAAATGCTTTTGACAAGTCGTCAGCAGACCAGCACTCGACTACATGACCACATTCATCTCGTATAGACGTCAGCAGCTTGGCTTCTTTGCTTAAACAATCTTCATTTAGTATTTCAGCTTTATCTATATCAATACGTACACCCTTAAACCTCATGTCTAGTGTAACATTGAGTAATCTAGACTCGAGCTCGAATATATCCCATAAGCCTTGATCTCTAAGGACCTTCTCTTGCTTAGCATATATCTCTAGTGGAAGACGAGCATCAGCCTCTGCATACGGGCCAACATATCGAGCAGGTAGTTTCCATAACCCACCCTTTGGATCAACACCAAAAGACTTGGCAGCATCACGCAATAGCTTCTCATCTTTCTCAATGCCAAGATAGTATTTAGCCAAGTTGTTTAGACTATAACCGCCGTCACGTTCCTCATCAATTAAGGGTTCGGCAACTTGTATATCTCTGAGCTTGCCGTTAACCTGTATCCCTTCTGACCTAAGCCATTCAAGATCGTAGAGCAGGTTTGCTCCAATCTTATCTTGGGATCCTCCAAAGGTATCGCGTGCCCATCGGAGGACATTGTTACGGTCAAGGTTATCTCCTCCTTCGTGAGCGATGGGGAAATAGCCTGTAAAACCAGTATCCGTTGATACTGAGATTCCGACGAGTTTGCCGTCATTTCTTACTCCACCAGGACCAGAGGTTAGAAGGTTTGGATCGCTTGTCTCCACGTCCAATGATATTACCTTTGCCTTGCTCAGATCTGGTAGATCGGTTGGCGGTTTCCAATCCGCTTTGGGTAAAAACATACTTAATTGGTCCATGTTCGATCCACTCTCCTTTCCATAATTCTTTAGGGCTCTCATCTGTATATGCCTTGAGAAAGACTATACGGCTGCAGCCTGTATTCATTAATAATTTCGTGCACGTATGACACGGACTTGTCGTGATATACGCTGTTTCAATAACTCCCACATCCTTACATTGTAGTATAGCATTTTGTTCGGCATGGATGGCTTCGCACTTATCGAGTCCAGTCCCACTAGGAAGGTCAGCGCCAGGGCAATGTGTGTCAATGCAATGGGCCACACCACTAGCCACGCCATTATAACCAGTAGCCAAAACATGGTTACGGCTATCCACCAAAACACAGCCCACACTACGCCTGCTGCATGTACTACGAGCCGCAACAAGTACAGCCATAGCAAGGAAGTATTCATCTTTACAGGGACGTAAGCGTACCATGTTCTGCGCACTCCCATAAAAATTTAGTTAACGCATCAGGTCCACTTAAATCATATAATGGTAGTCGCCAATCAACATGGTCTGTAACCCGTGTCTCAGTCAGCAGCTTTATGACAGCCGACTGATTTGATGTATATAAATGTTGCGACCCTGCAGTCAGCCGTAATGTACCTAGTTTATAAGTCTTGCCATGTACCTCTCGTAAATACAACAAAATGTAACGAGTTATCATTGACATATTAAACACGTCATAAGGCCAACCAAGCCATATATCAGATGACCTCATTGTGTCAATGCAGTGAATAGTATCCTCCCGTATTACCCACTGCAAGGACAACGTGCAAGGCACGTCTTTGGTTGCTGGCGGATTCTCACGCCATATATTTATTACTGCTTGTCTTGTATCAGGATCCTTGCCAAGACAGTTAATTACATAGTGCAGCTGATCACGTATCTTGGGCCCATACGCACCATGATAAGTGATACCATCATCACTGAACCTCGCAATCTCACGAGAATATGGTGTTATTGTACTGGTACGGTTATCACCTGACAAGATCCATGCAGCTTCTGCTGCCATAAACTTATATCCTAGATGTCTGCCTGGTACGGTCAAGATGGGGTGTTCCATATCAACTACCGTTTGATAGCCACATAACTCAAGACAAGATAGCTTACGTGGTTTTATGCTAGCACCATGAGCAATGATGTCATCAAGTGCAGCATACCATTCTGCATTAACAGATCGCATGTTTCATTACCTCCACCATGTCAACTTTACCGAACCGCTTTGCATATGAAGGATGCGGCAAGGCTGCATGTATAGTATGGTGAGCGACTGCATCTTCTGCCTGCTTACCAAGTGTTATTATTTTTTTATTATATGTCTCCATGACATAATCAATCAGCCAGTTAGGTGATCCATCATGGTTATATGCATTGGCATACATAAAGTTATGTTCTTTGAGCTCAAGAGAATGTATCGCTTGTGTCAGGTGTAAACTGCTGTTGCCATAATCATAAAAGGGCCAGTACAATTCACGAAACTTAGGGTTGACACGCTCGCCAATAATAAGATAGTCTGCACAAGCAGCATGACCTAGCATATTCCAGTTATCATACTCAAGTAATTTAGAAAGCTGCAACTGACGCCATGCAGATGAAAGAGCCCATACACGCTCGATAAATAGATCCATACAATGACCCCACTCTGAAATAGTATACTTCATTGTGTCAGGGTGAGTTGCCATACCACCATTGCGGATAACTTGATCTATGTACTGGTCTTTATTTTCGTGTGTACTATCCCCGTCCCATAGCTTAAGATATAAATCAGCAACAGCTTCGATGTCATCATACATTTCCTCCCTTTGTTGCTTCAACTCGGCGTGGTTTGCGACTGCAGACTGTACATCATCCGGTAAGCAGTACACGTAAATCACGCCAAACTTTTTTGCAACACGATCGCACATACGACCTTGCAAGGGCCAGTCACTACCGCCACGAAATGCTTTGGCATAGACTGCTTCAGACGGCCACCATCTGTCAATCACTATTGGCCTACGCTTCCTTGCTGCATACCGTATGGCAGCGGTATGGTAATCAAAGATCCGTTCCTTCCATCGGTATGTAGGGTGCAGGTACTCAGCATTAAGCTGAGTACACATGCGCTCAGCAAGCGTAGTCTTACCAGTACCATCAGGACCGTCCAGTATTATTATCATTAAACAGCTCCATTTGTTCTCCACACAGATCAGTCAAATCAGGTGGCTCCCATCCCTCTGGTTTAATTACATCAAACTTGTCTGACCGTTCTGATGGGCCTTTTACTTTCTTCATATTGGCTGCATGCACTCTTGACCACGCTTCGTCAAACGGAAAGCCTTGCAAGTATGCCGTGCCCAATACAACATAGGTTAAATCTACAAGAGCGTCTAGCTGGTCGTGCAATGTGTGCGACTCCAGATATTCTAAAAGCTCTTCTTTTATAAAGTTAACGCGAAATTCAAGAAGCTCGGGAGTGAGCTTACGAGGGTTACCCTCATACTCCATCCCGAACTTTTCATGGAACTCACGTATGTCACTTGTTAGGGACATAGTTTCTCCCATTCTTCTGATGATCCCCATATACCTTCGACATCTCTTAAATTAGGAAATAGTCTTGGCAATGATTGATCTTTGGTTAACTGCCACAACACATTACGACTATGCTGCGGTACGAGTGGTGCCATTACAGTCGACAGATAGTTAGTGTCATAGTAGTCACGTAACTGATCCCATACTTCTTTCTGTGCAGGCGTTAGTTCGTCCTTATAGTCTTTCATACTAGCAAACGTGCCCCAGTGACCTTCGACCCTGAAACCAGTATCTTCGAGTGCAGCACCAAATGCTTGGTACGTCATCTCATTGACATGGTTTGCAGCAGCACCGGTATGCGCGTCATAGCATGGTGTACTAATAAAGACTCGACCTTCGTCTTCGAGTAGCTCATGAAACTTAGCGAGCATACGACGACAATGATCTGGCTCGACGTGTTCTGCAACTTCAAAGCAGACGATAGCTGAAGGCGGTGCTTCAAAGTCATCTGGTTTTAATGTGCAGACATCAGTCTTAGACCATAGTTGGTGTGGTTTCCATGATGCATTACGAAATTGCTCTGGTGTAACCAGTGGTGCAACATCGACTGCGCCATACCACGCTGTACCCATACGTGATGAGTGCAGCAGCTTCGATAGTGGCATCTCTTTGCCACAGCCGACATCGAGGACACGTGCTGATTTATATCTTTGGCTTGTACCAAGATACTTTACAACATGTGACCATCGTAGACAGTGAGCGATATAGTCTCTGTGTAGAAACCCACGCTCCTCGGCATTGTCAATTGAAAGGTAGGTTGTATCTACCTTTTTTCCTCTAGCATTAGCCATGTTTCCTCTCTTCCATATAGCCCTCAGAGATTAATGCTGTCTTATAATATGACAGCAGCCTCTCTGCGGTTTGCTTCGATTTAACGTCAATTTGTATCTGCTGTATTAGGTCATTTTTATCGATTGACCCTTTAGCTTCTACAATGTTCAAAATGTCCCTAGCCTGTTTGGCTAGGGACGAGTCTGATGACTTCACAAAAGTGAAGGTAGTTTGCATTATGCAGCCTCCGCCATTTCCGTGGCAAGTTGTAGAGCCTTACGCTTAGTTGCGGCTCGTGGACCAAACCATGCAGACTGCAGGCTAGTGTCACGGTTACGACCAGCCTTATGATCTACATAGTACGTGACAGCATTAAGAGCAGACCACCATGAACCTTCGCTCATCTTGGCACCAGGTTGAGTATATACAAGCTCGTGTACATTCTCACAGGTACGGTTAAATTGCGTACGGTCGACAGTGTCGCCAGTAATTAATGCTGGTTGAAAAAGCTGAGCAAGAAACAAATCAAATTTGTCATCATTGTACTGCTTACTAGCAAGGAACTTAGACTGCTCTTCGAACGACTCGAGTTGCTCTGAAGCTAGACCTAATGCTTGCTCGGCTGCAGACACAACCTCAGCATCGAATGCCTTAACATGTGGCATTCTAAACCTCTCACCTTGCTGCCCAAGTGCCATAGTCAATGTGTTGTTACACACGACACGGACTGGAGTAAACATAATGGTAAGGGATTTTCCCCACTGATGTGGGTGTGATATAAGCAAGTGACCTTGAACCTCGTCACCACCTGGTAATTTGAAACCTTGCTTTATATTAGCAAGACCCCATACCTGACGGCCGTTGTCCAATGAACCAGCTGTGCCCATAGTCATATCGCCTGACTCTACAAACTTATTGAAAAAGCCAAAGACCTCTTCGTTTTGAGCAGGGATATAGTTTCTGCCGCAAGGACCTAAGATCCTATTGTCAGAGTCACGCACAAGCATACCATACTCGGTAGTTGTGAGTGTGCCCTCAGTGTGATCGTAGCCAGGCTCTTGGGGTACAAAGACTGGTCGTCTTGATACTGTCCAATTAAGACCTGCTGCCTCGATCATTTCTTGAGGGGTAAGATTATCTTCCACCTTGGTACCTAAACCGTGCCAAGGGACTTCACCGGCATACGCCATAGTTTCGACTTGATGTGCCATACACATTCTCCTTTCTTGATTTATGTTTACATTCTACCACAGATAAAGTCAGAATGTAAACGGAAAAAATTTGATTAAATAAACCAACAGGTATACTGCGAACAGTACACCCGCTGGAATGATGAAATAGACTAGTGCCCAAAGTAGCTCGCGCATTAGTCAGCGTTACGCATTTTCAGCAGTGACCGATTGATAAGTTGCGCACGGTAATACTGAAATATACGCCATGATGACTGAGTTGTAATCAACTTGCCCTCACCCTTCATAGCCTCGACATGAATACGTACCTCAGACTCTGGTATCCACTCATTGTGGACCATGTTCTGATGTATGTCACGTGCCTGCTTAGTAATGTCGGCGACATGTTCCTCGGAAGACTCCGATAAGAATAAGTACTCACGTGCCTTGGCTTTTGGCCTGCCTACCTTGGTGGCAGCTGGCTTACTGGCCTCAGCTGTCTGTTCCATATTCTTGGCCAGTACCTCATTGGCTAGCTTAAGAATACGTGTGGCTGCAGCAGTCTTATCACTGAATTTTGGTGCGTCAGGCGCCTTTACGATCATGCAAAACATGCCCCGCAAATCAGCCATCGACATATTTTTCAGGCCGTCAAGGCCACGATCGACTGCAATTATTGATGTTTCAATTGATGTACTCATATACTTTCTCCTTTATTATCATCGAATGGATATGGACCGTCTAATTCCTGCCATGGATCGACTTCCATTGCAGTATTATCATAATCTTCACAGAGATATAAGTATGAGCTCCCTGTGGAAACCACGCCACGTACCGATGACATATACGGGTGTGCACGGTTTTTTGCTATCTTGACTTCACGATTAGGATCGTGGGCCGATAGTATTTCTAATAATTCACTTACTAACATAAGCATTTCTCCTTTCTGATTATCATCCTACCGCATTATTCGGCAAATGTACACTGTTTATTGGAATTAATTTTTACGCCAATAGGACCATGGGCCCTCGAAGTATAACAATAGTCATAGGTTATTGGCATATTATATTTATTGACAATGGGGCTATAAAATAAATTAATTTTTGAAAAGTTGTCTATATAGAAATATGGGCAACACATTGTGCTGCCCAGTATTCAGCCGGCTTATTGGTATATACATTCGTGTATAAATTTGTCGCCAGTGTGTGTTTGATGGTGTTCGCTCAAAGCTGCAAGCACCGCATTTTTATCCATGCTGTATATTTCAAAACATGGATTGCCGCCAGCTGGCCCAACCGATTTTATTAAATTATGGCTAAGCCCATATTTTTCGACCCAGCTCATAAATTCGAATATTGGACAATCGTGTGCAATATCGATTTCGGCTTTATATGCCAGCTTATATTGATAATCGCTTATTCTAATTATATTGTTGCTCATTTGCATTCTCCTTTATTTGAACATTTAATTAATAGTACAGCGCAAAAATACATTTGTAAATACTTTTTTTAATTTTTTTCAAAATAATTTTATAAATATATATAGCGCATAAAAAAATGGCGAGCTGCAAAGCCCGCCATAATTATTATTTTTTATATTGCTGCATCCATTCACTTAATAATGTTTGCGCCTGCTTTTTATTACACCCCTGATAATCCATGATGTAACTCGTGGCGCCAAACATATTAATCTGGCCTGAATCCCTTAGATCATCAAGGAACCTAAAAACGTCCTTTTGTATCTCTTTATATTCATCAATATTTTCCATAATTTCTCCTTTCTATAAATTATGCTTGGTTGATATTGCGACACGTACATTACTATACGTCTCATTTAATTGCTCGACTTCATAATCCGTCCAATCATGATCTCGCGACAAATTATTATTATCAAGAATGAATTCGTCGACTTTCTCCATACCATACCAATCCATAAAATATTCGATGGTCGAAGGTTGTCTTTTGAATTCGGCCAGTATTATTTCTAATTGGCCTGATTTTAATTCGAAGTTCATAAAACATTCTCCTTTCTAAATTATATTATTATACTACTATATTAAAATTAGTTTGTAAATAGTTTTTTTAATTTTTTTATAAATAATTTTATAAATAAAAAAGGGAGCCAATCGACTCCCTCTTTATAATATATATTTTATCTCACGCCTCTTTATAATCCACCCAGTTAAATATGAGGCCCAAAATAGTCCAGAATATAACGAATATCGCCACAAATACCATTCCCAATCCGATCCAAAATTCGATCATTGCAGCTTGATAAATACTCATGATTACAAAACCACCAAAACCAATTCCAACTCCACATAATAACATTGCGCCAAAGATATACATACCGATTTTTGCAATGGTTCTTGGATGTCTACGAAATGCTCTCATTATTCTAATCCTTCCACTAATTTTTTAATCAGTGCGATTTTCACACAACGATCAAATTCCACAATTGTCTCCATGCAATCATCCGTGTCACTATCAGATAATAATGGTATGAAACCTTCGTTAACTAACTCTGTTAATTTATCCTCAATGCAATCCAGTAACGCATCGCATCCATCCTTAATATACTCTTTATTTATTTCCATTATCTTTCTCCTTTATAAATACTAATACATAATGTATCGGTATTATTAATATAGTATCCCGTTAAATTCTATTTGTAAATAGTTTTTTTAATTTATTTTCAAATTAATTTCACAATGAATTAATTACACGCGTGTATATTATAGAGCGCAATAGATATTATATCAATATAAATCAATTATTCCTAACCATTCCCTGTCAGATTCTGACACCGTTTACCACAATTCCTGGCGCGTTATGCATAAAAAGATAACAAAAACAAACGGTTACGGGTCCGGGATTAGGGGCCCGGGGGCATAAGGACCCGGGCGACGGCCATAGAGCGCCTGTTTAGTCGATCTGCGGGGGCAATTTTTACAATCGGAGTTTATCCGACACATGATATTGATCATATATAGGAAATAATTACAAATAAAAAGTAATATAGCTGAAGTTACCAATAAATACAATATGCCAATAAGTAACATTTGGTTTACAGGAACATACTTTTACAGTAAGATCTATATATAAATTTTACGGAGATATATGTATGTCAAGTAAAGGCGGCGTTAGAGAAGGTGCAGGACGACCACCTGGCGCTACAAACAAACGATCACAAGCTATAGCTGATAAGCTAGATGAGCTGAACTGTGACCCGATTGAGGGTATGGCTATGATCATGAACGACACGTCACTTGATCACGGCTTAAGGCTGCAGGCAATGAAAGAGCTTGCACAATATGTAGCTCCAAAGCGTAAAGCAATCGACATTGACGCTACAGTTGATGGCGCGGTAAATATTCAAGTTGTAAAGTTTGCGGATCTAGATGAGTCAGATACAAGTACCGAGTAATTGGCGGCCACGGCCTTATCAAATGCCAATGTGGAAGTTTATGGAGAACGGCGGTAAAAGAGCCGTTTGCGTTTGGCATCGTCGTGCAGGTAAAGACTTGTGCAGCATTAACTGGTGTGCAGTCTCTGCGTTAACGCGTCCCGGTTTATACTGGCATTTATTCCCAACATATAACCAGGGTCGTAAGATTGCCTGGGATGGTATGACTAGAGATGGCCGTAAGTTTTTAGATCATTTCCCAAAACAAATGCATGAAGCAGTAAATAATACGGAGATGAGGTTAACGTTAAAAAATGGGTCAATCTATCAAGTGGTGGGTACCGATAACGTCGATAGACTTGTTGGAGCAAATCCCGTTGGAGTGGTATTCTCTGAATACGCCTTGCAGGATCCAAGAGCCTGGGATTACATTCGTCCCATCTTGGCAGAGAACGGCGGATGGGCAATGTTCATTTATACCGCTAGAGGTAGAAATCACGGATATGATCTATTAAATGTAGCCAAGAAAAATGAAACTTGGTTCCAGCAAGTATTATCTGTTGAAGATACTAGGGCTATCCCTATAGAAGCAATTGACGAAGAGCGTGCTTCGGGAATGCCTGAGGAAATGATACAACAAGAATTCTTTTGTAGTTTTGATGCACCATTAGTTGGATCATACTACGGTAACGCGATGGCTCGTCTGTTAGCCGATAATCATCTAGACAAAGTTCCGTACGAACCCACACTTGACGTACATACAGCTTGGGACTTAGGCATAGGTGATTCCACTGTGATTATATTCTTCCAGATGCATCACAATGAAATCAGGATTATTGACTATTATGAGAATGAAGGAGAGGGGCTAGCTCATTACATAAAGGTCGTACGTGAAAAAGAGTACGTCTACGGCGATCACATCGCGCCCCACGATATTCAGGTCAGAGACTTTAGTACAGGTAAATCTCGTATAGAGGTAGCACGCGAGCTTGGTATAAGATTCCGTGTCGTACCACAACTAAGAATAGATGATGGCATAGAAGCTGTACGTAGTATTTTACCCCGTTGTTATATGGACGGAGTTAAGTGTGAAAGATTAATTGAAGCACTTAGACAGTATAGAAAAGACTTTGATGACAAAAATAATACCTTTAGAGATAGGCCGCTGCATGACTGGACATCACATCCCGCTGATGCTTTTAGGTATCTAGCGCTAGGAATCAGGGACCGTGTTAATAAAAACTTAAACAAATTGCCACGTATGGCGGACGGGGAGTATGCAATCTTCGGTAATTATTAGAGATCTTAAACTTGATGACATGCAGCAAGTATTAATGCTAGCGGAAGAAGCCCATGGTGAGTCTAGTTATAGCCACCTTGACTTTGACCCCGAAGTTATCACCTCTATGGCTATTACCTGGGTGGCTAATCCAGAAGTATATTTTTGTAAATTAGTGACCTCGCAAGAAAATAAAATTTTTGCGATGTACGTCGGACTCATTTCGAGTTATTATTTCGGTAAGGACCTAGTAGCGAATGATCTTTTACTATTCGTGAGTCAAGATAGACGCGGCGGGATTGCTGCAGCTAGATTGATAAAAGAATTTGAGGATTGGGCATTTGCCAACGGTGCGAAAGAAATACGGCCTGCTTCGTCAACAGGTGTAAAAACTGAGGAGACGCGGCAACTGTACAACGCTCTAGGGTATGATACCGTAGGGCACACGTTTGTAAAAAGGAGGTAAATATGTGCGGAGGCGGAAGAGCACCAGCACCCCCACCACCTGCTCCAACACCACCTA